CACTCTGCATCATATTTAACTACCACCATATCATGTCGCTCTAAAAACTTTGCAAATACTTCTGCTGATTGTTCTCCAGTATATCCAACTGATTGAGTCACTGATAAAAACATGTCATTTGACCAATTTAAAAGTGTAGTTTTTAAAATATCCTCGTTCCATACACGCTCCTGTCTCTGCTTTTCTTCGTATCAGATGCTTAGATAATCCAGTGTCATGATAACAATCCACAGCGGTTTCGTATCGTTTGTATAGTCTTCCGTCTGGAGTATACATTTCAATATATCCTAGCCACCGACCATTTTTCTTACCCCGCTTACACTCACTCCAGATGTCCTTTTTATTTTCAATAGCTTTTTTAACACCAACAGATACTCGTTTAATATATTCTGGATTTTGTGCATTTTTTATTGCTTTTTCTGTTATTAATTCCCGGTAACTTTTGTTGTTCCACAATCGGTTGGCATGTTCAGATAATTTTTTCCTTGTAATTTCTTTAGAAGCATTCGTTCGTTTAGAAAATGTATCTCCACCAGTGCCACCGATTGTTAGATTGTACGGTGGGGTCAGTTTGGCTATCCAATAAATTTCTCTTTCATTAAGAATATCATCTGTACATTCTTCTATTACATCAAATTTAAATTTGTCGATTCCATATTTTCTAATAGAATCATATAGTGGGTGTCTATTATTTTTTGTATTTGCCATATAAAGATGTTCCCACCAACGCCGAAATAATTTAATTGATTTTCCCACATAAAATTTCCCATTTTCAGTATTGGTAATGGTGTATATATAAGACATATAAATTCTCCTTGTGTCTTATATAAATAGTGTGTAAAATCTGTTACCTCACTTCACACCCACCACCACCACCACCACAGGCAACCTCTTCATTTAAAGTGGTTTTGTCTTCCACTTCAACAACTTTATTGAGATTGATTTTATGTAAGTGTTTACTCATTTCCTCATATTCTTCTTTAGTAATGTCTTGAAAGGGAGGTTGAACATAATTATTATTATCGGTCGGGAAACAACTCAGTGCAGTGAAATTCTCACGATTTTCCCACATCCAATCCCGCACTATCTCCCACTCGTTATCACGAACATTGACCGTGGTGGATACATTGTTCTTATTTGCACCCTTTCTGTGTCCGGGTTTCACCCACTCTTTCCAGACTTTACTAACCCGATTCAAGAGATCCAACGCAGATTCTTGGCGAGTTACCGCACCATCAGGTGCTTTAACAGGAATACTGATAACAGCTTGTTGATTGGGGCGGAAGAATTCATCTTCTAACATGTCAGGGATGGTTTCTGCCAGATATTGATAAATAGCTTCATTCTTGTCCACCCGAAGCCGCCGAACATAATAATCATTATGCCACGCATGTACGCCAGATGATGTGCCGAGGACCAATGATGTAGTATTATGCGATACTACTTTATTTCCCAACTGATATGTGTGTGTATTTTGAGTTTCTATGTCCACCGTAAATTGAGGTGGAAATTTTTTAATTGATTTAATCTTCATTCTACTTCTCCAAAGTTCTTCCGCTCACGGGTTTAACAAAACATACATTCTACTAATATCCAATAATCTCGTCGTCCTTGTTCAAATCTTTGACTCGTTTCCATCCGGTAGTAGTTTTTAATCTATGTTCAGATGTTAATTTGGCTACAAATCCATCTTCCATTGTTATTTCATATACTTCCGACATTCCATTAACATATAATTTAGTAATTTTTTCGGCATCGTCGTTTTCATTATATACAAACACATCTGATTTTGGTTCTATCCACACACCACTTCCAACTTCAAATACATTTTCGTCGGTGAGAAGAGATATAAGCTCTGCCATTGTTTTATTACCATCTGTTGTCCTAATTACAGTATCTAGTGTTAAACAACCTTCTGGTTTTACCGTAGTACATCTCGCTGCTGAGTTGATCCCAATTAGTTTTGCAACTCTCTCGTTTTCCTCTTTCACAGCATGTGCTGCGTCCTTCATACTCAATTTTAGCACTGCACCAGATGCAATACCAGTCATGCTCACTCCAATTAATGCTTCCTTCTCCGTGGTCTTTTTCCATATATCCCTCAAATAATGAAAATTAGTATAGCTTGCTTGAAGGGTGGCGACAAATGCGGCTGCTTCTGCCCGAGCATTCAAATCTTCTTGGTCTTTTAAGTTTGTTGTATTGATTGTTACCAAATTACAAAATTGAAATGCCCGAAGTGAAATCTCTGCACAGGGATTTAATCCCCATTCTTTGTCATTGGTGAAGAAGAGTCCCGGTTCACCAGTACCACCAGCTTCCAGTTTCTTCCACAAATCAAAGAACACTTCTTTATCAATCTTATGACGAAGAATGACAGCCGAATTGTTCGCACGGTGTCGTTGGGGATTTAATTCGTCCCACCCCGGACCAAACTTACAAGTTAACATATCATCATCGTCCAAGTCAAACAACGCAATCATGGCCGAACGACGAATACCACCAGACAAAACAGCACCGGCAATATAACAACAGATATCATGCACTTCTAAAGTAGTTAGCTTATCACCAGATTGTTTTCGGTCAAAAATTTTCTGAATACTGTGAAGTCCGTCCTTGAGCGGTTCTGGCCCCGGAGCTTTACCACCCGCAGTAATCAAACGGGCACCTTTGGGACGAATATCACTGAAATCAAACGCGGGGGCAGCTTTCCCAGTAAAATATGCTTTGACAAGCATCTTGACTGCATCGGACCACCCTTCAATGGAATCGCCTACCAAATATCGTTTTGTTTTGGTTGGACGGGTGATTTCGGGTAGCTTTTCCACATGATGCTGCTGGACCGAATATCCTACACCGGTACCAGATAATAAAAGGAACATTAATTCACTAAATGCGGCGTAATGATCCATCGGCATAAAACTACAATTATATATTCTGGTATTGTTAATCTCTGTGGGCTTTCCCGCGAATTGCAATGAATTATGAGTCACTATTAATTCTGACCCAACAAGAAAACTGTTATCTGGGGAGTTAACAATAAAACATGACGCATTTCCAATTCCAACTGGTGTGACATCATCTATTTTACGAAACTGATTTCTAATGGTTGGGGTACGAAGATTTTTTAATTTTCGCGGCATACGAACCACTGGTAAATCTGTAAAAAATGAAATGGTGTACAGCAATTTATGATGTGACATTTTTTGTCTAGGAATTCCAGTGGTATACTTAATCCCCAACGACGAAAGAATAAATTTCACTCCGTCAATGATGCGAATATTGGTATTGGTGAATAAACATCTACCACTAAGTGTGATGTGGCCATCAGTATCCATTAATCCCGCCAACAAAGCAATTCTCTGTTCACTGTTTCCAAATAAATATTCTTCAGGAATGTGCTTGTTTTTTATTAATTTGCATTCATTCAATGCTGGCTTTAATCCAACAACATTCCATGCATAGATATTTTTTGCACCGGCCTTTCGTACCGAATATCCGGCATGTTCATACACAGCCTTCATATATTCTGCGTCACTTCCAGCATTAACTGCAAATTGAGTTCCGTTGGAAAACCCATCTCCTAGCCACACTCCTAAAATATATGGATCAATTACATATAATTTCTGTTCAAATTCAAGCGGAAGAGTATTTCGAATACTTATATTGTTTTTATCACCCTGTGCAAGATGTGTTTTGATATATTGGGTATCAACTACCCGAGTTTTATTTTCTCTTCGGTCATCTTCGGTAGACACAATCCAAAGATGTTCATCACACGCCACTATTGATGCCCCGTTCGTAAATTGTATATTATAGAGATTTTTATCTGTGAAGTGTTTTACTCGTAAAACTGTCGTGGGCTTCCCCCGAGAATCGTATATTATATCTCCCGGGACAATTTTTCCCACCGTTGTCCATCCATTAATTGTTAAAATTGGAGTGGAATCTTCAATAGCTCGCATTGAAGGAAGTATTTTTTTGTCATACACGAATTTATAAGCATCTTCTATTTCTTGGGATAATTCTGGAAATTTACTAATATGCATAAATTTATTTCTATCTATAATCTCTTTCCAGTTTTCTCGTCTATTTTTGGAATCTAAATGCTTGGCGTACTTCATAAAAATCGTTATTGAACTGAGAATATCATCTGCTGTGTTCATTTATTTCCTCGTTGCTTGTATGTCTGGTCGGGAGTATAAATATCTGTATGGCACATCTCCGATGTGTATCTATAGAAACATATTATTTCTTATAGATACTCTTTAAAAACGGTGAAGAGGTGTTTCCTGCCGGAGTCACAACTGACGGTGCAGATGATAATGTTCCAAGTCGCTGTTTTAATGCAAGATCTTCGGCACTATTGAATTCTACTACCTTTACAAGTCCCATACCAGTATGCATATACATCTTAAATGTTACTCCATCTATTCCAAACCGATTTTTAATAATGTGTATTCTTCCTTCATTTTTTGCTTTATCCTCAAGATTGCGGCTTGCAGACATAACAAAATCTGCATTCATGATTTTTTGATAGGATTCCGCAATTTTGTCTGCTTGGATAATTTCATCTTGCAATGCCCCTCGTTGGGCCTGAGAGGCTGTCCAAATAGGGACATTATATTCCCCTGCCATACCTCGGAGTTCTTGATATACGGAACCCTGACCCTCATATGTATTGTCAAATTTGTCAACACTTCGCATTAAATCCCCATAATCCACGATAATTAGATCAGGAATAACTCCGATCATATGCAATTGTTCCAAATGAGACTGTAATGTATGTATAGTTGATGCTCGGGCAGGATAATATTTAATGCGTATTTTACCCGATAATCTATTTACAACTTCTTTTACTTCATCATAATGCACAGGAATAAGTGCCGGTTCAATTCCAGTAAAAATGGTATCATAACGAACTCCGACATAATGTTCATTTAATTCCATTGTATAGTGAACAACCGTCTTTCCTTGTCTGATGGCGTTGGCACCAATGGTGGACAAAATCCACGATTTTCCTATGCCAGACGGAGCCACAACAACTCCCAATTCTCCTGCCGCAAGACCACCGTTTATAACATTATCTATTGGATTCCACCCTGTAGCAACTACATTTCGTGGGGGAACTTTCAATCGTGCGTCTACATCCGCATAATCGTGTCCCAAATCACGAGAATTCCCCGCATGCATTGCTTTATCAATGACAGTTTTGATTTGTGAATATTGTCCGGACTGTAATAGGTCTACAGAATGAAGAATCGCAGATTTTAATGTTTGATTTTTACAAAATTCCAAAAATTCCTTTTGAACATATTCTTCGTCGGGAATATTTCCAACTCTAGTATAAATATCTTTAAGTTGGTCGCGGATTAACCCATAAATAAGATTATTTTCCCTGTCTTTTTGTAATTCAGTAGCAAAAACTTCTATTGAGGGAAGTTGTTTATATTCTGCATGATATTTCAGCAAAAATTTAATAATCCACTTGGATGCTTCATTCTCAAAATAATTTGGATTGACAATATCAAATGATTGTGCCAAAAAAGTAGGCGAACCCAACAAAGCAGCAACAGCTTTTGTTTGAAATGTTGCTCCGTACTTAACTAAGGTGTCAACAGAAGTATTATACTCCTTGTTTGATTCCATAAAACCTCAATAGTGGCATAAACGATGTGGATAGCCACACATCATAATTGGGAAGTGAGGAAATAAAGTTACCACTAATTAGTAACTTTGTCAAGGCCAATTTTTGCAAACTTGGTACATGATTTTGAAGAGAATTCAATACTTTTAATTTCGATGATACACTAATATTTACATCTCGTAGTGTCATTAAGGTTAAATTGCGTTCTATAATATCTTTACTATTAAGAATACTTTGATATAATTTGGATTCTTTTTGATGTTTTTCCGCTCGTTCATAGATGAACTTTAAGTCAATTGAATGAGTACTAAATTCTGGATAATATTTGAGTAACTTAGATGCAGTTTTTCCGTTGGGTTTTATTTCCCCAATACCTTTAACCCCCGGAACATTATCAGACTTATCTCCTGTCAACGCACGATATAATACAAAATTATCAGGGAGAATTTTATAATCTTCTACCACAGTTTCTATTGTGTAATTTTTCTTCTTAATGGGGTGCCACAAATGAATGTGTTCACTGATCATTTGATAAAAATCTTTGTCTGTAGATAATATAATGGCTTTCCCACCTTGTTTAACCGTCCATTCACTCGCATACGCAATAACATCATCCGCTTCAACATTATCAATAGAAATTAATGTTACGGGTAAATGTATTAGCATGTTCATGAGAGCAACCAATTGATTGTTCCTGTTTTCTTGTGACTGTTCAGGAGTTTCAAGATCATAAGTACGATTAACATGAACAATGGGTTTGCGTTGAGCTTTGTATTGGGGATATAATTTTCGTCGCCGCTGACTTCCTCCGACACCATCAAATATGAGTACCACCCGAGTTGGTTTAAGATACCGGATTACCGCACCAATAGATTTAAGAAATCCAGTTACTCCACCAACATGATTACCATTTTCATTGAGCGTGGGAATGGCACACCAATTGCGTATGAAGGTATTCAACCCGTCCACAAACAATATTTTGTCATTATATTTCATGGAACTCATATCTTCAAATTCCATATTTTTGAATACTTCTTTTAAATCGGTCATTTGGAATTCGCCAGCGGTCGCCACCCAGCGGGTAACATAATATTACTGGATGCGCCCTTAAACATGGGTGCAATATCTTTGTCCTCATATCCGGCCAAGCCACACCCAATACGAGTTACTTCAAACTTCATCTCAGGATTAAGTTTTGCAAAACTAAGAAAAGTATCCACATACTTACTAATACGATGTAAGGATAGTGTCTTAATATCTTCGTCTTTTGTAGGTATCGCATAACTATTACCATATAAACCAATACCTTTTCCATATATGGCACCATGTTTAAGCATAGCTTCCAAGGCGGCACCCTTTCCATGCCGCCCCGCAAGATTACTTCCAAAGACAAAAATCGGAGGCTTAAAGTTCATTGCGCATCATATCCACCACGACCGCCTTCCGCATTATCTAATAAAAGTTGTCGTTGGTAAAATTCTGTTGCCGGGGGCTTATACTGTGGAGTGTCAAAAATAGTAACTGGAGATTGATTTGCTGCCAATTCTGGCTGCGACAAATTGGCAAATTTCTCGGGGCACGAATGCAACAAACACCGATAAAAATTCAATTCAAATTGTTCTAATACTAGTGTTTTAAAATTTGATGTTTCTTCTGAACCATCATTTGTTTTGGGAATAATAGTATCCAGTGCAAATATTAATGCTTTCATTCCCAATGAATGAATCTCTGCTTCTGTAAGAGGTATCATATTACTTCTTCTTCCCGGGCTTCTTAATACTACGCCCTTCTTTAATCGTTTTTAACGGAAGCGGAGTTGGCTTAGGTCGGCCTCGAAGCATCTTTTTTAATTCAGTTTCCTTAGCTTGCAAAGCCAATTTCGCGTTCGTCTCGACTGAGGGGTATTGGGGTAGTGAATCGCGTACTTCTTGAATTCGTGCTATATAATCTTTGCGCAAAAACTGATAATCGGTTCTTAAAAGAGCAAAATCTTCGCGAATTTTTTCAGTAAGGTCACGGTCCACTTGATATATCACCACCATATCTATGAAGGCCATTATCAGTGCTAGCATCGCAATTATTAACATATTATTCCTCTTCTGTTATTGGGGTAATCTCAACTGCAGTTGGATCAAACTCTGATTGATATTGCATAATTAGTGCATCACAAATTTGTGTGTATAATTTTTCCTTACGAACTGGATCGGCGTTAAGAAACCCGGAAAATTCTTTAGCTTGAAATTTAGATTCGGTACCATCATCATTTTGATACGAATACCACGCAGCAGTCTGTTTAATGATTTTTTGTTCCTTGAGTACAGTTAACCACGATACTGTATCATCAATGCCCCGGTTAAAATAGATATCAAATTCCGCTGTCCGATGCGGCGGGCCAAGCCGGTTCTTCACAACTTGTGCTTTAACTTTTACTCCAACCACTTGATCATTTGCACTGATTTTTCCTGTTAAACTCAATCGTATTCTAGTAGAAGAATGAAATGCAATGGCCTTACCGCCCGATGTAGTCCATGGATCGGAAAATGGCATTGCATTCATTTTCATACGAAGTTGATTAGTAAATACTAGTGTAATTCGTTGTTGACCAAGCATTCTGGTAATTTTTCGCAATGCTTTACTGATAATAATAGCTTTATCAGTTGCGTACCCATCTTTAGTAAATCCTGCCTCTAGTTCCCGCATAGTACTTGCCGCTGCCACACTATCAACAATAATAGTTATTAATTTATTTCTATCACTCTCCTTGGGACTAGAACGAACATTTTCAATGATATTTGTAATTGATTCAAAAATTTCCTCGACTGTTCCTAATGGACAGTATAAAAATTTATTTGTATCAACTCCCATGGCCGCTAAAAATTCTACACTAGTAGCATTTTCGGTATCAATAAAAACGCCCAGACCACCACGCTTCTGAGTGCTGATAATTAATTCTGCGCCGAGGAGTGATTTTCCACTTCCCTCAAGGCCCGTTATTTCTGTAATTCTACCAACAGCAATTCCTCCATTGGGTCTATTGCTAATGGCAATATCTAGCATAGTGGCACCAGTTGAGATAAAATCATTAATGTCGGTAGGAGTGGATTCCTTGCCATCTAGAAAATATGCAATCTGCTCATCTTTGTTCAATTTATTCAAACTGTCAGCGATGAGTTGAGCTAATTCATCTCTATTACTAGAGAATACTTGTTTCTTTTTAAGTTCCTTTACTACTCCATCTTCCGTGGTACGCTTCGCCATATGCCTCTCCTATATGTGGAGGTATGCCACCATAAATTATATGATGGCATACGATCCCAAAACTCAATTGTTAAAAGTTATTTACTTACTAAACAATTCGTCAAACGCCTCGATAACTTTTTGTGGTGTATTGGCTTCCGATCCCATTTTTTCAACAGTGGCACTTGGTACCACATCGGTTACCTCTACCTTAACACCTACCGGCACTACATCCTGATCAATATATTTCGCCAAAACAACTTCTAATTCAGAGTAAGAAGGTGCCTTATAAACTTCTTTAAGATCTGGTTGATTTAGCAACCAAGAATCCAATATCTTTTGATCGGGAGACGCCGGAGAAACTGACGGCTTTGCACGAACATTGGTTTTGGCAAAGTTTGTATCACTCTTTTCCTTTGGAATATACTCTATAACGATATCCCGCCCCTTAATAGGATCTGTGATATCACCATAATCGGGATCTTCCATGATACCAAGCAATTCCTCATACACCATTTTACCAAACGACCAAAAACGAACACCCTTATCTTCTTCACCACGAACGATAACAGGAACATATGTACGCAACTTGGGCATAAACTGCTTTGCCTGTGCATAACTTTCCTTTAACTGTTCTGCCCGCAGCTTGTCGGCAAATTCAGCAATAGGATCAAGATCGCCATATGAGATGGGTGACAGATATGTTTTCGGGCCTAAATAATGAAAATACAACTCAGCAAACGGCCAACTGGGGTTTTCTTTCCAAGGTAGAATTCTGATTGTTGATTTGCCTTCGGTGGGCTTCCACACTGCGGCTTGCCTATCGTTGATACCCTTGAAACTGTTCAACTTCGCACGCAGTGTTGTAAAATCTAATGACATATACTTCTCCTGTGTTTAGTGTTTATGATTTAGTATAAACTGTTTAATTTATTATGTAACCGTTCATACTTACGAATAAATATAACGCATTGTACTTAATCTGTCAAGCGCCGAATCTCTAGAATCTTGGTTCTAATCTTCTTTAATTTTTGATATGCAGTAACTAATACCATGTTATTAAGTTCCTCCCAATCTATTTTGTATTTGATATCTAATATACCATTATTTTTTTCAAGTATCAATTTATTCAACGCATTAATGGTGTATATTGTATTAGTTTGTTTCTTGCGATGCACTGAAATAGTAGATGAAATAATTTGCCCCAATTGTTCAAGATCGAAATCTTTGCCTTGAATATTATAGGTAATAATTAACTGATCCTTATCATCTAGATTTTCTAGAATGTAGACCGTATCAAATGCCAATGCGTAGGTGTTTCGAATTTGCTCAATTACAGAATCTATGTTATCTCTGGCACAAAAGGTGCAAAGCAATTGGGTTGTAACCATAATATTTCTCGTATAATGACATATATAACCACTTCTAATAAGTATTTAACTTCAGTGTCATAATACGATTTATATTGCAGTTAGACCCACTTCATTCATGGCATTATAATTCTGTCCGGTATATATTCGGGTAGGATATTTTCCATACTCTGTAAGGATTCCAAACACCCTACTTATATCGTCACCGGGGGCCACATCCAGCAAAACGCTGTCATATGTGTACAATACCAGCTTACTTTCTCTGTTATTTAGGTACTTTGTTATAGCTCTTAATTTGGGGATAGTTTTTACCACTTCTAGTGCTTGGACATAGTAATTAAATACTTTACTAGGATTTGCATCGGTGATCTTCGCAGTGACCCCGGTGGGGAGAATTATGCTATTATGAACAGAATAAGAATTCCACATCTGTTTGCGGTGGTTCTGTATTCGCTTGAACAATTCAAAATCTGGAACATTATTAGTCATCCCATACATGATTTCAAATGTTTTTTGTTTACTAGCCTGATATAATTCATCGGTAATGTTATCAGTTTTAAAATATATCTTGGCAAGTTCTGTGTGAAGTGACCCCGCTGGTAAATCAACTCCAAGATCGTCGGCAATTAATCTCAAATGATATGCTTCAAAATCAATAGACAGCAAGTGCCCCTCAAAAAAACGAGATACAAACATATCACGTTCCCCCGTACTTTTATTAAGTGCGGAGAAATTGATCCCCAATGCATTACTCGCCCGACCAGTTACAGTGAATGGATAATAATTTGTATACAATAAATTTTTATTCAAATATTTTTTTGCAACTGCGGGCCGTCGTTCGATAAGCTTTTCGGGGTTTACACAGATACCCGAGGCTTCCAGTTCAACTAGACACGGAATGTATTCATCATTAAAGAACGGAGACACATGAACAAATTTATTTTCAATTTGATCTAGAATAATTTCTAACCACTCTGCTATCTTAACGAGAGGAACCGATTGGTATGCGTTATTGATTTTATCAATGTGATAAAGATATGGACCACTATCAACACACCCCCATTCGGGGTCCATTCCCATCTGCTGCACAGTCGCCACAGTTCCAAAAAACTGCAAAAATTTCTTCTTATCATTGGTCTGAATTATACAATCTTTTACCAAATCTATAAAATGCTCTTTAGTAATGACTCGCGAACCAGCATCATAATGATGAATGGGAAGGATATATGTTTCCGTACCAGAACGCACACCAATTACAGCCACTTCGTTCATTAACGGGTGGCGTAATTGATCACTTAACCATAAGGCACAGGTAATAGTTTTATGCGGAGTAAAATCAGTAACCATTTTCATATGAATAGAATATACGCTATCCGATCTGATTTGTCAACTCACTGATATTAGGTGTTTATCCGATTTAGCCATAATAGGGTTCCCATGATATTTCTGCCCACGCATCAGTTAATGTATCCCCACCACTACTGTTGCCGTCCATTGTAATAACAAATGCGATATAATCTCCCGGATTACCCGTTACGGGAGATAACGGGCCACCATTACCATGTGTGCCGAGAGGATATCCATTATCCGGGGTATTCAACCACTGGGCTTGATATTCTGTTTGATTTTGATATCCTGCTTCTGAATAGAAAAAATCATCATCGGCGGTCCAAATTTGTTTTATAACGCATGGATACATTTCACCAGCGTCACTTGTTATTGAATCATATCCGCCACCGATACCAATACCGGGATAACATAATTGCCAACCAAGACCAATATGTCCCTCATCTGGACCGAATGCAAGTGAATCACCTTCTGCTGGGTTGATATTTGGATACAACGCCTTGCGCCCGGGGTAATCCAATGTATATATTTGATTATACACTTGTCCCCAATGGCCGTCCCAAATTTCTTGGTTTAATACATCTCGCATTTTGGTGGTAATGTTACCATATGCATCTGCTTGAAAAAGTATACCGCCACCATGCCCGGGATCGGCTTCATCTAGCGTTGGGAAATAATAATAATCAGAATATGAAATATCTAGTGTGAGGGGGACATATACCGGATTGACACCGGGAAACCAATAATATCCTCCACTAAACCCTGCTTTTTTAATTGTGCTTCCACCATTCGCCACATTTGCCCCCCCGGGCCACATACTTCCACCATGCCACTCAATAGTTCCATAAAAATTAGGAGGTACAATTTGTACATTGAAATAAGCGGTTCCGGCGTCAGTTCCACTATAGGTACCACTATAATATTTAATAGCAGTAATACGGAATGGTACCTCCGATGAAGGTGAAAAGGAACACACCTTAGTTAAGGTATTTCTGTTAATACTACCAATAAGCGTATCCGTTAATGTACATCGGTGGGGTGAAGTTGCCGCTTCTACTGGAGTTACTGGAGTTACTGAAGTTGGATTACTTATATACCTTGGCAATCCTCTATTCGCTATTACAGTGGGAGGACGGATAATTGCATTGGCAGTTTGATCTTTAATTTTGTGACTATACTTTTCAGAAGAAGTCATTAACGATCCAGAAAGCTCTGGACTTGGTGTATAAGCTGGACAATTTTCCATATGATATTCATCATAATGTTCTTTAATATAATATATTAATGCAGGAATCTTTTCAGAAGCAGTTAATACTAATGCTTTATTTTGGGATATGACTCCGGGATTCGGTACTTCTTTTCCTGCAATGACCAACATTCCATCTTCCAATGGCCCGCAAACATTCCACGGGATCTCTACAACAATGAAATTAGGATTGGAGGATAAATTAGCATACTGATTAAGATCTATTTCAATGACAGGACCGTATTTGATTTGTTGAGTTCGGCAGATAAAATATCTAGTATAGTACCCCGCTAATACCTGCCCATATACTGGATGCGCCCTATTACTAACTGGAGAAATATTATAGAACTTTTTATTGTTAGTAAACATGTTATATATAACATTGGTCATGTTATCTCGTATATCTTTAAGTTTAGTTAACATGATTATTTATTCTCCAATTGGTCGTGTAATAGAATCCGGAGATGGTTGTATACCTTGAAATACTTCGGCAAAATGAAATCTTCCCAAGAACAAAAATACACCTTCGATACTGGTAACCCATCCCTTTGAAGGAGTTATTGATTCACTCAATCCGATAGTAGTAAACAATCCATCCAAATACAAATTTGGTTGTATTCGATCTACCCAAAAAAGATCTCCAATATGAATACTAGAAATTCCGGGCAGGCTTATTTTTATATGCAATCGAGTTGGTGCCGGAGATAATAAATTTGTGCCCACCCTCTTATCACGAAGTTTTGCATCTGCCAATGCCCATGACCGTGCTCTACGAGACATATAACTTGGTATAAGTTCTATAAATTCTATAAATGTACCATAATTTTTGTATCTTTCAATTATTGCTCCTAGTTGGGCATCTGCTTTTTGAGAATCTAAAATTTCTCTTTGTATAAGAGGAGTGTTGGTGGTAAAAATAGACTCTACCATATCATTGGGTCTACCGTCAGCCGCTGTATTGTATTTCGCCGCCGCAATGTGTAATAATCTAGTAAAAGCAGTTACTGGATTAGTGCTATCAGTCTTGTTTTTCTCCAAATTATCTAATGCCTCATTAACAGTTTTTTCAAACGCAGCATTATTAGTCTGCAGCAAAGTTAATAACAATGCCTGCATGGCCACTGGTGGTCTATTATCCAGAGCACCGGGAGGGGTTAAAGCCTCGGAAAGTTTGGCCCGCATGTTTGATGAAATAGATTTATCATATCCTAATTCTGATATAACTCCATTTGTCGCTTCGTCACCCACTGTAGACGATAGCCCAACAGCACCAGCGAGAGTAGTTTTGAATAGAGCTTGAAGCTTTACCCTTCGAGTGTACTCCCCGTTTGGAATATTGTCGTATTTGTTCTGGTTCAGTGCAAATTCATTAAGCCTATCAATTAAGACTGTATTGCCGGTCGATTTTGCAACAGCCATCGCGATTAGAACATCCATTCCCAATGTATATTCGAGAGGTTTCAAACCAGTTTTTTTATTACCACCGATACTAATCTTAATTTCATTTATTTTTACATCTTCTCCGCCTTTTCCAGCAGCGTGCAATCTAATTATTCTTCCCGCTGCCCCAATAGGAACGCTATACGCATCCTCTTCGTTCATACCATCCCGTTGTGCAGTTTGAGTAGTAGGAGGTTTTAAAATATCTATTATAGTAGTTTCAAACATGGCTCCAGTTTGAAATCCAGTAGAAGATCCAATTATACCAAAATATCCGGAATCACCCGGACCTCTAATACCCTGTACTGCGATTTGAGATGCCAAAATACTTGGAAGCGAAAAATCTGCTTCCAATGATATTAATTCGCCTCCCCCCGATCCCAAGCTAGTTCCCTCACTTACTGTATAGTCAGTTTTATTGATATCATTGGAATTCAATCTACGGTTGAACATGTAGATTTTATTCCGTTTAGCTGTTTCAATCAATTCCTTTGCGGCAGCCAAACTATCAGTTGTGTGCACATCAATAATAGTAAATGTGGTACTTGCGTCATCTGAAGAATTTACACCCTCACTTATAGCAGGAAGAGTCGGCGGTCCATATACTTTTATTTCTGGTTTTTCCATGTTTAATTTAGAAGAAGCTTCATTCAAATGCAATTGTAAATTCCAAAAATTTCCAGTAGCTGCGGACATTGCTCGTAAAATTTGAGAAAGCGCAGCGTGAAACGTTGGGTTATTTATAAATGCCCGACTGATAACATGATGATTAATCCACACTCCTCGTGACAATTTTCCGAAATTGCCCAATGCATCTTCAAAATGACCATATGATTTAAATGTTTCATATGCTCGTTTCATGTCGTCACCGGTAGTCGCTCCGGGGTTCCTGTTTATGCACCGTTTTACTTCAGTAGTTAGAGCTTGTTCAAATGTATCATATGGCAAGTTTGTTTGGCGAGTTTGGTTAAAAATAACCATAACCGAAGGATCAATAGATCGCAAAAATAAATGGCATCCAATAGGTTTTTCGTCAGGATCATCTACCGGGCCATCTACCCACGCAATTTGATTCTTATCTGCAGCAACAATTTTTTCTAATTGAGGATAATTATACCAAGTATCACAACGCCCGCGTTGTACTATATGTTCTTTGAGACTCCCGCCCGCATCAGTTGTACCATGTAAAATTTCATTGACAAAATATGCCCACGAAATATAAAACCCACCAACATTTGTTCCAAATATATCTCCGGCTGGCTGGTCGCCCGCGACCGCCTCTTTAATTGCCTGATTTGTTGCTTCCGCCGTTTTAGAAGGAGCTTTCAATAAATATACATGCCGTTTAAACCGTGAATCTTGTTCGTCTTGTTGTAATTTTAATTCAAAATTTTGTTCTGTAAAATATTCATTAATAGCAGTTAAATATACATCACCCTTTCCATCTTCGGTGGGAGGTAATGAAGTTTCTGTATTAGCCAATGATGAAATCAAATCTCCAGTAGAACTAATTCTTACTGTAGTAATATATTTAGAACCTTTCATTGCAAATGAAAAATTACTTACTTTCCCAACCATAAAATCATAATTGCAGTTAGTATGTTTAACATAATTTTGGAATACATGCCGTCTATTTTTTTTATTTGCTACCAATGATTTTAAAAATTCAATGTCGGCACCTTTATTAAAATTTAATGCCGAGTTAAGAAGCGAATTGGGATCATCGCCACTCGCGACTCTTCCCCATTCCAGAATAATATTAACCCCCGGAATAAAAAGATATTCTTGTAATGCCTGTAATTGCCCCAGTGTATTAACTGCAATTTCTACATCTGCTTGTAATAATGACCCCGCGATACCGGCTCGGCGTATTTTAACATTTGTAATTCCGGGGGGAGGAAATTTTTTAACTTCTCGTTGAATTATATTTTCAGTCTCTAAAAATTCTCTTCCAGCGGTATCTGCCCCCGAGGGAATGGTACCATCCGAATTACTAGAAACTAATGCGGGAATATCTGATGTATAGAGTGGAATTTTTTTTTCATTCTTATATGTATACCCCAATAAAGTTCCCCCATCAACAGGCTCATAAATACTCTCAATTTCGGAATTATCAAATCCGTGCAATCCAACAGTAAAAAAGCGTCCTTTATTGTCCGGCAATTCTATTGAAGTTGTTAGCCGAGCGAATGGCATATAAGTTCGGGCAAGATTGGCAGATGATTTTCTACGATTCAATTCCTCAATGACTTCTGGATAAAATGGGTCAAAGAAAAAATTTCCCTTTTTATTAGTGGCAGTAACCACTAGTTCTGGTAATTGTTGAACTTTTGTATTAATTGGACTTGTCATATATTAAAATAATGAAAGTTTTGGAATTTTGAGTATTTGGGGTTCGTTTAAAGAAAACGCTCCATTAGTAATACCATTTGCTTTTGCAATAATCCACCAGTATACTGGTTTTCCATATACTTTATTGGAAATGTAATCAAGTCGTTCACCCATGCGGCCATTATATGTTTGATCGGTGTCGGTTACTTTAACATCGGGCAATTTACCAGTAAGATAATATGGAACCCCTGCTATTGTTTTGCCAACTTTAAATACTACTTTACGATCCATGATTATCCTCCTATACCCAAAAGATCTGGCGGTTCGGAACGAGACGGAATTATGGGATTGGGCACGGGGAATGTACTTGGTGCCGGTCGCAATTTCGGTTCAACATATGTAGTAGTTTTTACTGTTGGTGTTTTCCTTCCTATAAAAACAGGATTTTTAACTATTTCGTATAATGCCCCGCGTTGCAGCGTATTCAATGCAGATTCTATAATTGAAATTTGCATGTTTACCTTAATATATAATGGCACTTCTTTATCAATATCCCATGTGCTCGTATCTTCTAATTTCCACGATATATTTTTAACAAATACTGGCAACCGATCAAAAACTCTACCAACTGTAAGTTTAGTAAGTGGTGGTTCAAAATATCCTGAAGATTGAATACCAGTGGGGTATGCAAGACGAGTTAACCAATCCAATTTACCCCACACTACATCTACTTCATTTGAATTATGAGGTATCAAATAAAATGACAAATCAATTTTACGATTTACACCAATATATGTAAGAAATTTTTCATACCGACCAACATATCTATCTTCTGTATATTCCGCTTCAACTGTAGTTCCAAAATCAACAATAAATGAACGAAGTTGTACTTTCTTCCCGGCTGCTTCGAAGGTAAATATAATATAGTCTGGCTGCTCAATAGTTGCAAAAATTTGTTTGTTGAGAATATCAGTTGGTGCAATGGTATCAACATTGTATTTCAATTTATTTTTATTCATTTGAGTAGAACGAGCAACTGTTATTGATTTTGTTGGTGATCCGGGGCCAACAAATGATTTTGGATCATATATGTACTTTGTTAATTGTTTTTGAAACGAACTGTTCAAATCTGTCAATGTTTGTTCTACATTATCAATTTTATTAGTTCCGGGAACAGGAATATTACCAAAATTAGGAATGAATGCAAATTGAGAAGGTGAGAGTTCTGGTCTAGTAGGAAGTCCAGTAAATTCAAATGTAGTTAATTTTCTTACTTTTTCTATAGTGTATTTCGCCGCCGCTGATACGAAATATCTAGTATCTTGCGATTGTTTAACTATTGGATCAGTTTTTGGATTAATACTAAATGATGGAGTTCTTGGAAATTCCGATCCCATAATTCGAATGCGTTCTATATCAATATAATCTAAAAAGCCTTGATACTTAATTTCTGGCCGTTCGTTTGCATTGATGGTAGCACCACCAATGACACTTGTAAGTGCTTTGAATGGTGATGTGATAGTATCAATGATATTAGAAAATGATAATTTTGCTTTGGTTGGAATAGCTGTTTTAGATCTAACCAATGTTCTAATGTTAGTAACAGTTTCTTTTTGTAATCTGTTTGAATCTAGTCCTCCCGGTGGCTTGGCTCCGAGGGTTTTACTAACCAAGGAAATAATAAGTGGAATATTAGATGCATGGCGCGGGGAGTGCGTAAACGGAATGAGTTGTTTGGCCACAAATAATGGATTAAGTAATCGCGTCTGACCGAAGGTGTTACCTGTTTGCAGGAGTGCTTGCTTTCCTAAAAATAGCAGTCCCTTACCAGAAAATAAAAATCTAGTAATGCGTTTAACATCTCTGGCTCCAGATACAACTGGAATTGAACGGGTATCTAGAAAAGGATCACCACCTTGTAGTAATGCGGTAGAACCGGGGCGGATTTCTACATACCATCCAATTTTTTCGTCGCCTGTTAGTGGATTTTTTCCATACAAATAAGTTTCATTTTCAAGAAATTTATTTAATAATGTTTCATAGGCCATATATGATCATTTCCTTATATATTATGCGCAGCATATCCAGCACCCAACGATGCTAAACCGGTTCCAACTCTTCTGCCATCTAAATTCACATCAACATTAAACTGCATTTGCTTAATACTTGCATTGAGATTTTTTATTTCTAATATGACCGGTGAAAAATCCAAGAGTGCAATTGGTTTTCCCGTACTATCAACATCTATTCTTTTTCCTGTATACGGATTTATAGGACGAGTATCTTGCGGCAATGTATCATGATAAATAACAGGTGGTGATACCACCTTTATTTCAGGAGGAATAAGGGGACGAGTGGCAGTAACCACTAGTTCTGGTAATTGTTGAACTTTTGTATTAATTGGACTTGTCATAACTGTATCAAAAATAGATGCTTGACGAGCAGATGTAGGTAATGGTTGCCCAGATTGTGATTGTGGTACAGACCTAGATTTGCCGCCGAATAATGTAATTATAGCTCGGATTGCTTCACTAATAGCACCACCTTGAGTATGACTAGTCATTGCCCTATTATAATTTTCTTGTCCTATTTTGTTGGTAGGATCGAGTTCTCTTTGTACTCCAATCAACGCTCCCGCTGTTCCACCCACCGCTGCTCCCGGCAAGCCGAACATCGATCCTCCCCACGCAGCACCCGTCAGTGCAGATTTAGCTATACCAGCCGCGTTAGCAGTTTTTATATTACCTTCTTCTCTTTGTTGATCTTCAAGCGCACCAGCACCCAAGGCTGCTACTCCAAATCCAAGACCCATCCCTATCCTGCCGACCCCAGTTTTCCACCCAATCCCCCCACGAGCAGCCGCACCCGCTGCGCCCGCTGCACCCGCTACTTCTGCTGCGCCCGCTGCACCCGCTACTTCTGCTGCACCCGCTGCACCCGCTACTTCTGCTGCACCCACAACACTTGCACCGGTACGTAGCGCCGCTATTCCCTTAACAATACTACCGAGTTTAAACAATCCCCATATTCCCACTAGAGTAGATGCAATAGATCCGATGGCATCGGCAACCATAGAAAAAATACTAAATAAACCAGTAAATCTTGATCCATTATCAATTAGCCACTGTAATATGTTCGCAAGAAATCCATTACTTGATTTGTCAATTTCAAGAGTTGATAAGGGAATATCTTCTAATGGTTCTCCTGTAAGTTTAGCAATTGTAGCTTCATCTAAACTAAATGCCTGTTTTAATGCTATTTGCTGAAAATATGGAAGTTCAGAAAAATCTTTTCCTGATGCTTGTAATTGTCTTTGCAATTCATCTGCTAACGCAATTGGACCTTCCATCATAGATGTTTGAGTTAATCCAATAACATCTAACTGCAATCCGGGGATTGTTGCGCCGAGTTCGGCTGTCTTGTCAATGAACGAACCAAAATCAAGAACTATATTTTCTGCCAACATTCTAAAGTTCTGTAAGTCAACGCCCATTTTAGTAAACTTAACTGCAGAGTCTGCAATTTTTCCATAGAACCGATCACCATAAATTGCTATTAATTGTGCATTATTTTTCATGTATTCAAGTGCTTTTGGACCTACGATACCAAGAGATTTGAATTGATCAATAATTTTAATAACTCCATCCCGCGAAGAATCAAGTGATCGGCCTAATAATCCATATGATTGCCATGCAGTACGGAATAAGTCTCCGGAATCAACTCCCATTCTGGTTGCTTGAGTAACATATGTTGCAGTTTCTGCCGGAGCCAACCTACCACCAACAGAGGCTTGTTCGGCTTGAACGGTTTCTCTGTAATCTTTATCTGTAAAACTATATAAACTTCCAATAGAATCCCACGAAGCTTTAATACTTTCCAGCCAAAACTTAGCAATTTGGTTAAATGGCATTGCATTTTGTTTACCAAATGCATATACAGTTTGAATTGCAGTAAGTAGCGCAGTTGACAATTTCCCAAGTCCATCAACTGCCATCAAAATTCCTCCTAGAAACTTAGTGTATAAAGGAATACCTTTGTCGGCCAATATAGTATTCATATCTTTCACTGTATTTGCAGTTTTTGAATACCCCGGTATAAACTTACCCATATTGGTATTGTGTTCATGTTCTGCAATCATCGCTGTTCTGGCTACTGATGTAATTACTTTATTAAGTGCCTGAAAATTATTTACATTAAAACCAATTTCTCTAGTTAATTTTTGAACAGAATTTGTGGCATTATCAAACGCAATTTGCTCCGCACGGAGATTGGCTTGCTCTCGTCTCTCTGCGGGAGGAAGTGCGATAAACCTTCCACCAGCCCCGCGGGCCGCCTGCACCAATTCTTCTAATCGTTCCTCGCGGGCGGTTGCACGTTCGCCCCCAAGTTGATTTACAACTACTTGCGCTGATTGCCGATCTACAACAGCAGCATCTATAATATGTCTTGTGTTTTGTAATTGAGTTCGGAGATTTTCCAACGAAAGCCCGGTAGCAACGAATTCAGTATTTCCCATTTCAATTTGTTGAACAATACTTGAAAGAGATTCGTTTATAGTTCCTATGGCACCTTTGAACGAAAGAAATTCTTGCTCTGTTGTAGGAAGATCATTTGCCAACCCCCATGCAGCAGATGAAAGTGCGCTTACTAAATCAACAATTCTTCTGTCGGCAGCAGTAACATTATTAAGATTGGTTGCCCATTGATGTACACCGTCAACCGCAGAAGAGGAAGCTAATTGTAATTGCAGCAATTCATTTTTTAGTTCATTTTCCCACCCACCCCCGCCGCCGGGAGGGGGTGGAAGTGGACCACCGGGAGGAGGAGTCCCCGGAGGTCCACCGGGAGGTGGAGCAGGAGGGCCACCGGGAGGAGCGGGAGGAGGACCACCGGGAGGAGGCACAGGAGGTACTACAGGTGGTACCGGAGGTACTACAGGAGGATTAAATGTACCGGCGGCTTCTAATTCGTCCAGATATTTTTGGAATTCAGTATTAAAATCAGCATTACTTTTTTCTATTACTCGTTTTGTTACTTCGTCAAATACCATGTCTTGTAATGCTTTGTTACCGACAAGAATTTGAACACGGATATCAGTTGCAATGCTTTTCAAAATTTGATCGGTAAGGTCTTTAGACGGAAATGCCATATTTAACGACTCTGTTTAGATTTTTCTAATTCCTTCGTTTCTGCTGCTTGCTGCTTTATTAACTCGGTTGTATAAAAATTTCGTAAATAAACTGGCATATTATATAAATCAGTAAATGAAAATCCCGGCATTGCATACATGATCCTGAAAATAGTAGTATGTAAATCAACCTTATATTTTGAGGTCAGGCCAAAAGAAATCCGCCAAAATGGCAAGTCTCACAGTCTGATTGGAACCGCTGTCGCAAGTACAATCATATGAAATATTAAAATCTAAATCTGGTTGTACCTTTTGATATGTTTCTCGTAATATTTTAGTGTCACGAACGAGCATATTTTCTGTAAATCGGTAAATTTCATTTTTATCGCGACTGCCGTTTACTTCAACTACAATATAACGCAATCTAGTAGACAACTGATGTGAAATGTCATCTTTAAGAATCTTACTCATTTTTATTATTTCTTGATTGATATCCAATTCGTCTTTGCGAGTAAGTAATTTAAATTTTATTGCATTACTCCCCAATTGCAGAGTAAACAATCCATCGGCATCTGGCTCCTGCTCAACTTCCTTGTCTTTAAGCTCTACCAAATTAACAGGAATGATGTTTTCTTTTCCGCATGATGGACAATGTACCGTAATTGGATATTCTTTTCCGTATCCTAAAATACGAGATGCAATAATAACTGCATTGAAATCACCCAACAATAAATCTTTGGATTTGACGCCGGGAGTAACAATAATACTATCACATAATTTATCCAGTACAACTCCTTGTTGCACAAGAGATGTACTTGTAAGAATGTCCTCTTGCTTTGCGGTCATGTAAGATAGCTCCAGCTTTCCAGAACACAATGGAGATCCCTCCGGATAAAAACGACCTTTACTTGGCAACGAAATTTCTTCTGTAGGAAACCCTCTTTCTTCACTCATAAAATAACTCCTTATTAAGCATACACATATAACTAGCTAATCACTCAGTTTCTTCCCCGAAAAAGACATTATATTGCTTACTGATGCGTTTCACAAAATCCTTAAAAAATGATGTTTTTCTGACGGGGGCCATGAGGGCACCATCCACCACCAAATCTATTATTTCCTGTTTTTCACGAATCGTTTCCTTCATTGCATCATCAATCGTATCTTCTACCATTATATAATAGGGTTGAACCGCATTTTTTTGTAAAATCCGATGCAGCCGATCTTCTGCTTGTTCGTGTTCAGCGGGTGTCCACGCAATGTTTAAAAAAACAACATTGTGCATAGCATGTTGTAATCCATCAATTCCCACCCCTCCTGCGCCTAGTGTGAACAATCC